AAACTTATATTATTGCTAAGAATGAACTTAACCTATGAAGGCAGTCATAAGCCACAGAATTTATATGGAATGCGGTGCTGATCTCCAAGAGAAGATCGACAAAGAGCTCACATATTCAATTCCTACGCACAACCCTTTAGATCCGCCCCAAATCATTAAGAATATGGGCATTATTCGTAATGGGTTAGTATCACTACCAATAGGACGTACGGATTTGATACCGTCGCACTACGAAATAGTTGATAAGCGAGTAAACAAACCTGTGGACTTTCCTGACTTTAAGTTTGATTTACGACCAAGTCAGCAAGCGGTTTATGACGAGATCGAAGACAATAGTATAATTAACGCATGGGTCAGTTGGGGTAAGACATTTACAGGTCTTGCTATCGCAGGCAAGCTAGGTCAAAAGACTCTCGTTATTACCCACACTGTCCCTCTGCGAAATCAGTGGGCAAAAGAAGTAAAGAAAGTCTATGGTTTTGAACCAGGCATCATAGGCAGTGGTAGATTTGAAATTGACGCTCCTATCGTGATTGGGAATACTCAGACTTTATACCGCAATATCGAGAAGATTCGTAAGGAATTTGGAACTATCATACTTGATGAAATGCATCACGTTAGTAGTCCTACCTTTAGTAAACTTTTAGATACAAATTACTGTAGATATAAGATAGGTCTATCGGGTACTATAGAAAGAAAGGATGGTAAACACGTTGTGTTCAGAGATTACTTTGGTAATACTCTTTTTAAGCCACCTAAAGAAAACTATATGACCCCTACAGTACATATTGTACCATCAGAGATTCGTTTCATGGATGGTGCAAAGATTCCCTGGGCTAACAGAGTAACAAAACTAGCTACTGATGAAGAGTATCAACACACAGTAAGTATGCTTGCCGCGGCCTACGCCGCAAGAGGGCATAAAGTGCTAGTAGTAAGTGATCGTGTTAGCTTTTTGAAAAGATGTGCAGAACTTACTGGAGACAAAGCAATTTGTGTAACTGGTGAAGTATCTCACGAAGATCGAGAAACGCTTGTAGATGAAATTCTCTACGGGGATAAAGAGGTTCTCTACGGAACGCAGGCAATTTTCTCAGAAGGTATATCAGTAGACACGCTAAGCTGTCTTATACTTGGTACACCTGTAAACAACGAACCCTTACTTACGCAGCTAGTGGGCAGGGTAATTCGTAAAAAGGAAGGTAAGATTGATCCAGTCATCATTGATATTCACCTCAAAGGGAACACTGCTCGCAAGCAGGCTTCTAATAGGGTAGGATTTTATATGAAACAAGGCTGGAACATGAAGTACCTTTAAAAAAATATTTCTTGACAACTTACTTAAACTTCGGTATAATATATGCTCTTATTTGATTGGAAAAAGATATTCGATACAGCGTCGGGTAGCATTTACAACTGCAACCTTATTATGGAAATGCTTATAAAAGGCAGTGTTCCTAAGAATAAATACGACCCTATCTATTCTTTTTCACAGAAAAACTTTGTCGGTAACTCTTTTCTGGTACATCCAGAGTTTCTTCTGTACAATTCCTATAAGTATGAACAAAAAGAAGTATGTATGTATTACGCACTGGCTTCCTTGCGAAGTCTGTCGGATTATTATGCAGATAAAAAAACTACGCTAGATTCACTGCATTGTCCAGTGCCTCTAGAAGAAATCAACGACAACAGGCTACTCATAGTAGACGAACAAAATATAACGTTTATCTATGAAGAAGTCACACTGGAGACTATACACTAATGGCATTATCCTTTAATAAACAAACGGGCGGAGCCCAAAAATCATCAATCGACACCTTTCAATACGTAGACGGCGACAATAAAATGCGCGTAGTTGGCGACATTCTTGCACGCTATGTTTACTGGATCAAAGGCGAGAACGATAAAAATATTCCAATGGAGTGTCTATCTTTTGATAGAAATTCCGAACGATTCAACAATGTAGACAAAGACTGGGTACGTGAGTACTATCCTGATCTTAAATGTGGGTGGAGCTATGCTACACAGTGCATTGAAGGCGGTAAAGTAAAAGTAGTAAACCTCAAGAAAAAATTGTGGGAACAAATTATTACTGCTGCTGAAGATCTAGGTGACCCTACTGATCCTGATACGGGTTGGGACATTTGTTTCAAGCGCGTAAAGACTGGTCCACTACCTTACAATGTTGAATATCAACTACAAGCACTTAAGTGCAAGCCTCGTCCGTTGACTGACGAAGAGCGTGACTTAGTTGCTGATCTAAAATCTATGGATGATGTAATGTCACGCCCAACACCTGACGCTCAGAAAGAGCTTCTTGATCGTGTTCGTGGCGCAGCTAACGAAGCAGATGACGAGTTACTTGACGAAGAGTTTAATGTAGGATGATTCTCTTTACGGCAGACTGGCACATAAAGCTGGGGCAGAAAAACGTCCCTGTAAAGTGGGCTACAAACCGTTATCAAATGTTCTTTGACCAAATCTATGAGTTAGAGAATGAGTGTAATATGCACATAATCGGGGGCGATCTCTTTGATCGTCTACCGAATATGGAAGAGTTGGAACTTTACTTCAAGTTTATTCGTGGAGTAAAGATTCCAACTATTATTTATGATGGGAACCATGAAGCTACAAAGAAGAACAAGACGTTCTTTACACAGCTTAAACAAGTATCCAGAGATATTAACCCTCTTATAAATATAGTAGATATATCGTATGTAGATAACGATCTAGGCTACGGCATATTGCCCTACGCTGATCTGCACAGAAAAGGTGCTATAGATCACTTTGATAAGAGTCAGCCCTTGTTCACCCATGTCCGAGGAGAGATTCCACCACACGTTAAACCAGAGATCGACCTAGACTTACTAGAAGATTTCCCTGTCGTATTCGCAGGAGACTTACATAGTCACAGTAATACACAAAGAAATATTGTATACCCAGGTAGTCCCATGACTACATCATTTCATAGAACAAAGGTAAAGACCGGATATCTATTGATTAATGAAAATAATTGGGAATGGATGTGGGAACAGTTTAACTTACCACAACTACTTCGTAAAACAGTAACAACCGAAGATGAGATGATTCCAACAGAGTTTGATCATACTATTTACGAGATAGAAGGCGATATACAAGATTTAGCAGAAGTAAAAAATTCAGAATTGCTAGACAAGAAAGTAGTAAAGAGAAAGTCAGAAGCGACTCTAATCATGGACAAAGAGATGTCCGTACAAGAAGAGCTAGTAGAGTATCTAAACTATATTCTTGAAATAAACCCCGATAAAATACCAGACATAATAGGCACATACAATGATTACACTACAAACGTTGAGATGGGATAACTGCTTTAGTTATGGTTCTGGTAATGAGTTACAATTAAATGATAATACGCTAACCCAAATTCTGGGAACAAATGGTATGGGCAAGTCGTCTATACCATTAATTATAGAAGAAGCGTTATTCAATAAAAACTCAAAAGGGATTAAAAAAGCAGACATTCCTAACCGTTACATTAATGATGGTTATAATATCTACCTGTCTCTTACAAAAGATGACAATAGATACGAGATTACAATCAATCGTAAGAAAAGTATAAAAGTAAAACTAGAGAAGAATGGTGAAGATATCTCTAGCCATACAGCTACGAATACTTACAAGACTCTACAAGAGGTTCTTGGGGTAGACTTTAAAACATTCTCTCAGTTAGTATATCAAAATACAAACGCAAGTTTACAGTTTCTAACTGCTACAGATGCAAACCGTAAGAAGTTTCTTATTGATCTATTGCACTTAGAAAAGTATGTTGAATTGTTTGATATATTTAAAGCAGCATCTAAAGAAGTATCCAGCACCTCTAATACGATAGCAGGGAAACTTGCAACTGTTGAAAAGTGGTTAAATGATAATAAGTTGAGTGATACATCCATACTACCCTTGTTGGATTTAGAAATTGATACATCTAAAGATGAGAAGACTTTACGTTCTCTTACGGTAGAGATTGAAAATATTTCGGAAAAAAATAAAAAAATTCAAACGAATAATCAATATAAATCTATGCTCGATGCAATAGATATTGGTGAAGCGAATAAATCGACAGCACAGCATAGATCTTACGATAGTTTAAAAGAAGAAGTTGGATCAGCAAGAGCAGCCGCTACGGGTGCAAAGCGAATTATAGACCAATTAGGGGAAATTCGTGATACTTGCCCTACTTGTGGCGGGCCACTTGATACTGCTGCTGAAAAAGTGATGAAGGAAGCAGAAGAGGTAAAATATGAAGAAGCTACAGGAAGAATTAAAACTCTTCAACGAGAGATTGTCGACATCCAATCTGAAAATACTGAGTACGAACGCTGTGAAGCAGTTAAGAAAGATTGGGAGAACTTGTTTCGATCTATCGATAGAGAGTTACAGACGGATTTGTTGGATCAGCAAAAGCTTGAAAGTAGGGTGTCAGACGTGCAAGGGCGCTTACGAGAGTCAAAGCAAGAGTTATCAAGAATCTCAGAAGAAAACGAGCGAATAACCCGTCGAAATACCCGAATACAAGTAATACAAGAACAAACAGATGAGTTTATTGCTCAACTGGAAGAATACTCCGAAAAGTTAGAGAAGAATCGTAAGTTAGAATCAAATCTTGACATACTCAAGAAGTCGTTCAGCACGAATGGATTACTCGCTTATAAGATTGAAAACCTTGTCGGAGAACTCGAAGAATTAGCTAATGTGTACTTGGCTGAACTTTCTGATGGTAGATTTACACTAGAGTTTGTTGTATCGAATGATAAACTAAATGTACAAATTACGGATGCAGGCAATGTTATAGACATTCTTGCCCTTTCATCAGGCGAGTTAGCCCGCGTAAACACTGCAACACTACTAGCAATTCGTAAGCTAATGAGTAGTATATCTAAGTCTAAAATCAATATATTATTTTTAGATGAAGTAATTAGTGTGTTAGATGATGCAGGTAAAGAACGTCTAGTAGAGGTTCTAATGCGAGAAGACTTAAATACTTACCTAGTTTCACATGGTTGGTCGCATCCATTGCTAGAAAAGATAGAAGTAGTAAAGTCAGAAAATATAAGTACACTGGAGTAATTATGGTAGATTCGAGAGCAAAAGGAGCGCGTGGTGAGTATCTTGTAAGAGATATGCTTCGAGAAGCCACAGGGTTAAAGTTTGAGAGAGTACCTGCTTCTGGTGCATTGGAATATCTGAAAGGGGACTTATATGTCCCCAATCAGAGAAACCATTACTGCATTGAAGTAAAAAACTATAAAGATTCACCACTGAACGATAAGATATTTACGGCTAAAAAGACGAATAATCTTATACGTTGGTGGAAAAAGATTGTAATACAGGCAGAAGGCGGAGATCAAAAGCCTATGCTATTTTTTAAATACGATAGATCTAAGGTATTTGTAGCTACACAGGAAACACCAGAGACCACAGAAGATTATATGTGGATCGCGTTTCTAGACTGTTATATACTACTAGCCGAAGATTTCTTAAAAGAAGATGTGGAGTGGATAGGTGGCTTTTAATTTTGAAGATAAAATAGGCGGAGACAGCGGTACAGCACTAGTAGTAGATGCTTTAAACCTTGCGTTTCGTTGGAAGCATCAAGGCAGAACAGATTTTCGACATGATTATGTAGCAGTAGTAAAGTCATTAGCAAACTCTTATAATTGTGGTAACATTATTATTACCGCAGATTGGGGATCATCGAGTTATCGAAAAGAGATTTTACCAGAGTACAAACAGAATCGAAAAGATAAGTATGCAACACAGACAGAAGAAGAGAAGCAAGCATTTATAGACTTCTTTGAAGAGTACGAAGAAACACTAGAGTTACTTGCTGAAGAATATCAAGTTCTTCGTTTCAAAGGTGTAGAGGCAGATGATCTTGCTGCCCACCTTGTAAAACGTAAAGTAGATTACGGACTAGAAGATGTATGGTTAATCTCTAGTGACCGAGATTGGGATTTGTTGATTCAAGATGGTGTAAGTAGATTTTCTTACGTTACTCGAAAAGAAGTAACTATAGATAACTGGAGCGATCATTATAATGTTACTCCAGAAGAGTATATATCCTTTAAATGTCTAACAGGCGATAAAGGAGATAACGTTCCTGGCATTAATGGAATCGGACCGAAAAGAGCCGAAGGTCTTATAAAAGACTATGGAGATGCCATGACTATCTATGATAATATCCCATTAAGTGGTAGTTATAAATATATACAAGAGTTAAATGCAAATGCAGAAGTTCTCTTGAAAAACTACGAGTTAATGGATTTAGTAACATATTGCGATGATGCAATTGGGGTGGACAATGTGTCCGAGATTGAAGGGAGAATGATGAATGCAAATTGATTATAAAAGAGATAACTATCTGTCCGAGTTTAGTATAAAAACTCTAGAAGATCGTTATTTAGTAGAAGGGGAAACATCTCCCCAGGATGCGTTCGCTCGGGCAGCAAAAACATTTGCAGATGACGACGCACACGCACAAAGGTTATACGACTATGCTAGTAAATTATGGTTTATGTTCAGTACACCTGTACTTAGTAATGGTGGGACTAGTAGGGGCTTGCCTATTTCTTGCTTCCTTAACTATGTGGAAGACTCAAGAGAAGGACTCACAGGACATTATACCGAAAATGCTTTCCTTTCTTCTGTGGGTGGGGGCATTGGTGGTTGTTGGAATGATGTACGATCAGTAGGTAGTCGAACCTCTGCGGGGTCAGAGTCAACTGGAGTAATTCCTTTCTTGAAAGTGGTTGATGCAGAAATGCTCGCTTTCTCGCAAGGTGTAACAAGAAGAGGTAGTTATGCAGCATATTTGGAAATGTCTCACCCAGAAATCGAAGAGTTTCTGGACATTCGTAAACCTACAGGGGGTGACGTTAACCGCAAGTCTACTAACTTGCATCATGCTGTCACTGTTTCTGACGAGTTTATGGAATTAATCGAAGGAGCCACAAGAGAGGAAGGCTTTGACGATTCATGGGATCTAGTAGATCCACATAGTGGTGAAGTTACTAAAACTGTTTCCGCTAAAACACTTTGGGTAAAATTAATTCAGAATCGTGTAGAGACTGGCGAACCTTACATTATGTTTAAAGATACAGTACAAGACGCTCTGCCACAATTTCAGAAAGATGCAGGATTGCAGGTACATCACTCTAATCTATGCTCTGAAATTACTCTTGCTACCGATGATGAACGTACAGCAGTATGTTGTCTATCAAGTGTAAATTTGGAAGAGTATGATGAGTGGAAAGACAATGATCAGTTTATACCCGATCTAGTACGAATGTTAGATAATGTTCTTGCACACTTTATTGAGAATGCACCTGATGCGCTGTATCGTGCTAAGTTAAGTGCTCAAAGAGAAAGAAGTATTGGTTTGGGAGCAATGGGTTTCCATGCGTACCTACAAAGACACAATATTCCTTTTGAGAGTGTACTTGCGAAAGGCGCTAACAATAGAATGTTTACAAGAATCAAAGAGGAGGCAGTACGTGCCACAAGACAACTTGCAACAGAAAGAGGGGAATGCCCTGATGGCGAAGGCTATGGAGTTAGGAATGCACATCTTCTTGCTGTGGCCCCTAACGCTAGTAGTTCTATCATTTGTGGTAATACTAGTCCTAGTATTGAGCCTTATAGGGCTAATGCTTTCACCCAAAAAACTAAAAGCGGCTCTAGTCTACTTAAAAACGAATATCTACAACATGCTCTCCAAGAAATCGGCATGGATACAGAAGAAGTCTGGAAAAGTGTAATTACAAATGGTGGATCGGTCCAGCAGCTAGAGTTTTTAGATGAGTACACAAAGGACGTATTTAAGACAGCTGTAGAAATAGATCAGAAGTGGATTATTGAAATGGCAGGGGATAGACAACAGCATATTTGCCAGAGTCAGTCTCTCAACGTATTCTTCCCTGCTGATGTATCAAAGCAAGAGTTGCATGCCATACACATGATGGCATGGAAACAAAGAGTAAAAACTCTGTATTATTTGCGTAGTGAAGCAATCAAAAGAGCTGAGACTGTATCAGACGAAGCATTAAGACAATATATGTTCGATAGTATCGACGAAGGCGCTTGTTTAGCGTGTGAGGGTTAAGATGAAAATACTAAAATTTAGTGCTGATTGGTGTGGGCCTTGCAAGATGTTACAGAAAACTCTTGATGATATGGTTCTACC